GCTTAGTGGAGTGCCAACATTTCATCATGTAGGTAGCAGTTTTGAGCTGCATTCTTTTAAACATGAACCTGTCCACGCAGTGGACCCCAGTCTGTCATCGCACTTGGCAACAGTTCTGAACTGTATTTCTTGCGAGCCATGCCCAGGCTTACGAGTAGCGGCCGGTCTTCTTCACGAAGTAACCGACAAGCTTAAACGTATCGCCATAAGCCGGATATAGGCCGTCTGTCCACTCAATAGCTCCGTCAGCCTGGTCGGAACCCTCCTGTTCCGTAAGGGATGCGAGATCCCCATACCAAGTTGCCAGAGTGTAGGACGGTTGACCAGCTATCAACACCGCTTCAGAGAAGTCAGCCCAAAGGCCGATTCCTCCGACGAACTCCCTACCGGTGTAGTCATCTGCCATCTTGAAGGCTGCAGGAATGCCTACGGATACATCCCAGTCAGAGACTGCTGTTCCATAGAACATATAACCTGCAAGGTCTTCGGCAGTGGCCACTCCCGGGGGGAGGCCCTCAATGGTGTGTGCAAAGGACCCAGACGAAGCTAACGTGCGACTTCGTAGGGGATAAGCCTCTGATATTCCAGCAACCGCAGTGGCGCTAGATGTAATAGTTATCATAGCGCGATTACGCAGCGGAACTGAGTCGTCGAGGCTCGGAGTAAAGAAGTCAACATCGTAGTTGAGGTATAAATGGCCGTACGTACCTTCTCCTGTCGCCCCAGTGGGGTCGAACACGAGATCAGACGCAGCCATTACCTGGACTAGACCTTGGACTTCCATCCGCGCCTCGGATGAGTCATAATCAAAGTACTTTATCAGTGCATTAGACGGGTCAATGTCTATCGAAGCTGAGTTCCACACCGTTGTCTGGACGAAGGCTTCATGAGTCGCGGCATGGCCCAACTCATTAGATCCTATGTCCACCGTCGTATTTCCGATGTCGTTGCGAAAGTAAATCGCAAGGGCACCCTCCGTGGTAGCCGGCACCACAGGCTCGTAGTAGACCGACAACCTCCGGACTTGGTGTTGCTCGAATTCTCCAGCAGCTAGCTGGAGCCTTCCACCAAGGAAAGCAGGGGATAGTGGGAGCATGCCTCCAGGCACTCTATCTCCAATGTGGAGAGCGATTGCAGAGGCGTTGACGAAGTCCAGCCCTACAGGCCCAAGCCATTCTCTCCCTCCAACGGAGAGATGCCTCACGCCTTTCTGGATAGACTCCTGCTCATGAACTGAGCTGCCAACGACTGACGAAACAGCCACTCCTTCATGAGTGGTAGTCGGCAGGCCGTCAACAGCCCTTCGATAGCTCGCCATAGTTGCGTGGCGGGTCACCTTCAATGAAGGCTTTCCGGCACGGTCACCAGGACGATGGCACATTATGACCTTATTCACAGAAGGGCTAGTAGGGATGGAGCTAGCTCGAGAGCCATGGGTCCCAGTTCCTTGAGTATTCCCATGCCCCAGTCGAGCCAGCTTTCCACCTCCTTTTCCTCCTCTTGTGGTAGGTCTTTGCCTTCCAGCAACTTGAGTACCGCCCGGAGTAGCTCCTCCGTGGACATGTCTCCGGATTTCCTTTCGTAAGCTGAAGGCCTTTTGAGTGATTCTTTTCTGCGTTTGGGTTTTCCCATTCATAGAAGCAATTTCGACGCCTCCCGTCGTGGCCCTCACTCGGGGCCCAATGAAGTGTTTATGCATGTACAGCCTCTCCTGGAGTTCCAGGAGGAGGGCTGTCTAACTCCAACTCTAAGAGGGCAGCGCCAATAGCCTGCCACCACTCTCCAGACATATTGCGAGTCTCATGCCTGAACTGCTCCATTGCCTCGCTCGAGACGCGATGCACACCATCTATAAACTTGGCTCCAGACAACAGACGATAGAGGGTTCGCATCCACCGTTTGGGGTATGCAGTGAGACCTCCACCAGGAGTCCTATAGAACTCCAGGGAACAGAACTCAACACCCTCCACGCGAGCGTGGAGCCCTATCTCCGTGGGTAAACCCAATAAGAGATAAAACCTAGATATGTCGAGCTCAGTCATGTCTGTCACATTAGACTCTATGGTATCGTCTCCCATGCACATAGCTTCCTCACCTCTCAGTGTGGAGCACAGTACGTAGACACGTGAATTCAAGAAAGAAGTCACGTACCTACCGGACAACATGAGACCTGAAAGCAGTGTCTCGTATATTGTACCGTTGGACAAGACGATCAAGGGTCTGCAACCTAGTTTGTGCCTAGCGAAATGGAGTCGCCAGAAGTCGCTGTCCACAGGGTAGTCGTACTCTAATAGACACGACACTAAACTTGTGAACAACATCCACTCTGCCACTTCCATATCTGAGGCTACCACATCTCGGTCCACCAAACTACCACTAACCCCTCCGATCTTGGCACAGCGTAGCCCTGCGACCTGTTTGGCCAAGGACTCTATTTGCTCATCAGATGAGCCCATACCAGGCTTGGAAGGGATTGATTCCCAACAGGATATCTCTCGTTTAGTTTGAGAGGTCCATAGGAAACGTTCGACTAGTTGGTCAACCAAAGAGATGCTCCAGATGAGTCTCCAGCGCTTAGCCTCTATTTTAGCCTTCTTGTGTGGCTCTTGTTTAACGAAGATCCTAATCAAGTCGACGTAACGGCTTTCCAAAGCCGCCCTCCGATCATTGTAATCATGGTCGAAGGGGAGAGAGGCCAAAACCCTGATGCGTTCGAGAACCAACTCCACCAGAATTTGTAGCAAACGCGGGTCATCAAGAATCGCCGCGTTCGTCGATCCATAGTGGCACATAGGCAGCCCTGG